GCGCGGCGTGACGAACGTGGTCTTTCCGCGCAAAAATACCGGCGAAGGCGTTGAAGTCGAACTGACCGTGAGGATGAAATAACCGATGCTTGAACCAGCCAAAGTGAAATCAGTCTGTCCATTAGAGCAAGGGAATTGGCCGGGTGGACTATGCCACCAATGCGGCGAGAATTTTGATCTGGGCGACTGGTACGAAGACCAAGCCGACTTGATCACCGAAACACAGCCACAGACCTGAGTCATCAGGAACGTGGACGTGCAAGCGATTCGTGTTAGGATCGCGCTTATCAGCAAATTATCGCTGGTGATTAACCAAACTATCCCATGAAAGGGGAATCCAATGAAGAAATTGTTTATGGTCAGCACGGCCCTTATCCTGTCCGCATCGCTGGCGGTTGCTGGCGGCATCGGTGGTGGCACCGGCGGTTCTGGTGCCCTTGGCGGTACGTCCGGTGGAACCGGTGGGGGTTCGGCCCTTATCGGTATCACGTCGGCTGATACCACGGCCACTCAGCAGTCCCAGTCGCACAACGACACCACGGGTTGGGGTATCGGCGGCGTGGCTCTTGTCGGCGGTAGCTTCGGCGTTGTCGGCGGCGGTGTTGCTGGTATCGGCATCGTGTCCGGGGGTGCCGGTGGTGTTGAAACCAACAGCGACCAGAACAGTGGCGGCCAGTCCGTTACCAATTCCGGTTCGCTGGGCTTTGCCGCTTCCAACGGGGGTAGTAACTTCGGTGGTATCTCCGGGGCCAACGGTTCCGGCGGGGGTATTGGCTGGGGCTTCTAAAGACCACTCACTACACGGGTGGTCTGGCAGTTCCGCGATCAGCGTGACGGCATTTTACCACCCAGACACCGCCCGGTGTCAGGTCGGACCAAATTGTTTCGCAGCCGTTTGGTCCGGCCACCTTACAAACCCTTAGCTGCGAGAGGAAAAAACAATGAAATATCTAATGGCCATTATGGCAGTTTTTACATTGGCGTCGGCACCGGTGCTGGCGCAGACAGCCGGGGCGGTAGCGGGTTCGGCATCGCAATCGGGGGCAGCAGCCCTGTCGGGTTCGGCTTCCCAGTCCGGGGCCGCGCTGACCCAAATTTACAACAACGCTGGAACATCAACCACGGCAATGACCGGAACCCGGACCCTGAAAACAGCACCGGATTCGATAGCGCCCAGTTTGGGATCGGGACACCCGTGTATGATCAACACGTCGGTTGGGTTCTCAGTAATCGGGGGCGCAGCCTCTGGTGGATCAGGGAAAGTAGACGTCGGGTGCATGATGATGCGGTCGGCCAATGCCGTAGACAATACGGCTGGTCGTTACTACTACGCGGCGAAAGACAAAACGGCTTGTCAGGCTTGGCGACGGGTGGGTGCGCTACCGATTGATTACCCCTGCACCAAAAAAGAGCAGTTGAGCCAGAAAAAAGCCGCCGAGACTCAGCCGGTAAAAGTGTCCACCCGTAACGCACCAGCAGCAACCACCCGTGTGGCAAGTGCCGGGTTCAGCAAGTGCGCCAAACGGGACGACGGTGCCGTGGTCATCAGCTACAAATACGGCGCTGACAAAACTGTGGCGCAGGCTGCTTGCTTGGCCTCACTGGGTTACTGATCCCGCTTTGGGATAACTGTGAGTGAATGCGCAGTAGGCGGCGGCTGAAAGGTCGTCGCCAACCAAAGGAACCGACAAATGCCCCACAAGCAACTGGATAAATCTGACGATCCCGTGGATGCGACTTGGTACGAAGATCGCGACATGCCTCAACCGGGCGAGTATCGTGACCCGCCGGGTTCGTGGTTGGTTTGGACCGCAATAGCATCCGCAATTGTTTGGGTGGGTATCATCGTGGTCGTCATCGCGATGTTGACATGAAATCCCGTCAAGCAGCCACACTTTGGCCCATAGGTAGGTATCCAAAGAAATGCAAAATCAAAGTCCGACCCGACACAAAGATCACCCCCAAGGGTCGTCGGTCGCTGGCAATGCGTCAACGCAATTTGGTGGCACCCACCGTGTCGTTAAGTACACCACCTTGGGATCAGTAATTGCCAATTCGAACTTCGCACCATTAACGACCCGCAAAATACCAACCTTGGATTGGTTGTCTCTGTTTATTGCCACTGGTGGATTTACACTATGTGGATGGTTATGGTTCCTGATTTTCAGGACCATCTTTTGAGAGGAAGTAAAATGAAGAAATTATTGATTGCGGCATTGGTTATGGGCGGTAGCATTGCACATGCCGATGCGCCGATCTGGACGTCGTGTGACGAAACAGTCACCGGTAAAATGGCAATCGTCCTGCCCCCTGAACTGAAGGGCAATGATGAAGCCATTATCGAAGCCGTGGCGGATTGCAGAAAGCATCTGAAAAGTGGGAATGCGATCCGCGACATGGTTCGTGAAATGGACTCACGGGCGCTGATCCCCCCGCCGACAATGAAGAAGTGAATGACCAATGGGTGGGGGATTTCTTCCCCCGCCCAACTCGCAATGAACCAACTGACAATACGTCAGATCGGTGAAATCTCGCACCACATCGGTGTCGAGTTTACAATGGAGTTGAGAAAAAATGGTGACACTGACCGCCGACCAAGCACAGGCGATCAAGGCATTCATGGAATGCTTTGATCTTCACACGACGAGCGTGTGGCCCGTCCTGGAAAAAGCAATGATTGATGAATTCGGGATAGACGATCCTGAAACCATTCTGGAAGAAGTAAGAGAGGCGTTACAGTAATGGCAACAACCGACCCCCACCACAATCCATCCGGCAAGGATGAGATTGAGAAAATCAAGATACAGGCCGCTGTCTTGTCTGGATCACTCAAAAGCATGTGCGCCAACTAGCGTTGGATCACTTGCGGATCGCGACAATGCTGGCCGTGCAATCGTTCTTCGAAGACAAGGATTGAACCATGAGTAAGAAACCACAACTGGGCGATCTGGCCCGCGATGTCGTCAAAACTGGTTGGGTCCAAGCCCATCAAGGAAGCCCGCAAGACGGGTGGTCCATCCAGTCTGGACAGTCACGCACCAGAACGCCGATGAAATATGCTGGCATCATGTCCCTGTTCCTGCTGGCCGCACCGGTCGTGGCAGAGACATACGTGGTGCCAGCAAGTCGATCCGGCGGCGGGGTGAACAACGTCTATATCCAGATGGTTCTGGACTTCATGGCCGACGGCACAGATGTGCGGATCACCCTTCCAAGTTGCTCATCGGCCTGTACCTATTTCCTGATTGTCGATGAGGTCTGTGTCGATCCCGATACGATCTTCGGCTTCCACGGACCAAGTGAATTTATCTTCGGCATAACCGGCATTCCGATCCAGCGTATGCCGACCAAAGCAGCAGCCAACGGAATGGCAATTGCAACGGCGGTGATCGCCGCAAATTATGACACGCGCTGGCCGGGAATGGGCGACTGGTATCTGGCCGGTCCCGCCAAGAAATACGGCTTGAGTATGACACGGGTCAAAGGCCAATCCCTTCACGATACGTTTGGAGTCCCGCTATGCAAATGACACAGCTTGCCCTGCTTCAGCAACTGACCGAAGAGTCCGTAGCGCAGGATAGGGTCCACAGAGCGTTATTGCCTATTCATGGACGGGAACTGCCCGCAGCCCTCTTGGCGCATCTGAAGGGCCGTTCTGATCTGTCACCGGCTGATCTGGAAGACATTGGCACGGCACTATCCCGTCTGTCCGACGAAATCATCCGGGACAGGAAAAGAAACAACTTGTCATCCATGGGATAGTTTGTGTAAGACAACAACAGGGCGGGTCACCCCCGGTTATTAGCCTTTCCGGGTGTGTTTCTGATAATTCCGGTGGCCCGTCCGCTAATTCAAAGGTGTCGTAAAATGATCGTATTTGACCTAGATGGCACGATTGCCCTGAACGACCACCGTCAACATTTCGTTGAACGCCCGAAGGGACAGAAGGACTGGTACGCATTCTTTGAGGCTTGCGATATGGATGTGCCAAATTACGAACTGATCCGGATTCTATTCGCTTTGCGTGACGCTGGCCGTACCGTGGAAATCTGGTCGGGTCGAACGGATATCGTGCAAATCAAGACTGAGCATTGGTTGCGTAATTTTGGTCTGAACGACCTGCCCCTGAAGATGCGCCCAGCCGATGACTATACCAGTGACGTCGATCTGAAGCGCAGTTGGTATCATGCCGCCCCGGTCAAACCCGTCCTGTGCTTTGACGACCGGGACAAGGTGGTTAAGATGTGGCGGGAATTGGGCGTGGTCTGTTGTCAGGTTGCGCCGGGGGACTTCTGACACAGGAGTCCCCCAACACTGTTGAAACCAAAGGAGTCACTCGCGATGACCAGAACCAACGTCCACCCAATAGCAAAACCAAGCTACGCAAACAAGTGCGCCAATGCCGACGACGCCATGTCGGTTATCCGCACGGAAATGTATGCTTGGGAAATCGAAACCATGGCCGAAGATGTCGGTGTCAGTCAGGCTTGCCTGTACGCGATCCGGCGGGGTGCAACCAAATGGCCACGTCAGAAGACCTTCTTCAGTCTGATCAACTATCTGGACCTGACCATGATGCTGGTGAAGCGGTGAGGCTGGCGTTCGACATCAGCCGTTGCTGCAACGAAACCTGCTACCTGCGCAACACGTGCAAGCGGTGGCTGGTGCCCGGTCGGTCAATTGAGCAAGGCGGGTCAGTCATGACGCTCTATCCCGTCCCCACAGAACCAGACGAATGTCCACACAGGATACCGACCGATGAATAAACAATGTATCAACTGCAAATTCTTTGACCGGTCCGGGACTGGTCCGGGCAAGAGGCCGGGGGTGCGGGACAACTATCGCAAATGCAAGGTAGTCCGTCAGATGAATCGGGCAATGTCGGAATGGCGAAGCCCGACTGACTCCTGCAATCTGTTCGAACCAGCACCAGCACCAGTCGATCCAATGTTCAAAACAAGGCGTAAACGATCTGTTAGCTGAGAGGTCTAGCGGGGGATTCTAAATCCCTGTCAACGTCGGTTCGAACCCGGCACAGATCACCAAGAGGAAACCAAGATGACCCACAGAACCAAAAACGAAGCAATGTCGGCTCTGCACAAAATGTTTGCCGACACCAGCGTCCCGCAAGAAGACACACTGGAAGCACTGGAAGAAGTGCGCGATCAGGCCGACGAATACATCATGACCCTGCGAGAAGAATTGGACATGGCAGATGGCTAAAACATTTCACCGCAAAGCCGCCAAGGACTATCCCAACGAAGGGATTAGCAAGGGCGATATGTATTGGTACGCCAAGATCAAAACCGGCCAACGATCCAGCAGGGTAATCCGCAGCCTGACACCGATCCCGATGTCCAAGCGTGGCTGGATGTGCCGCCGGTCAAGAAGGCGCGACCATGATGTGACTGGCCAACCGGTAACCGGTCGGTATAGTTGACCTGTCAGGCAAGGTCTTTTCGGATTCCCACCTCGCCAGATAAAAAGAACCCCCGTCCATTGTGGCGGGGGTTTTCAGTTGGGTTGGTCTTCGACTTGGGACAGTCAAATTCCGTAGCTGAAGTATCAGACCTTTCATCTTTGCGGGATAGCGTCCCTTGGCGCATCGCCCGGTGACCGGGGATCAGGATAAGACTTCGACCTTGCAACCAACTTTCCATATGTTTGGCGACAGGTAATTCTCAGACCACCCTTCGATCAACTTAACGGTATGGGTGATCGGGTCGGCATTATACTTATCAGACACAAGGTCCATGTCGAACCAATTAAATCCGTTCTTGTCCATCCAGTTCGACCAATTGAACAATTCCTTCTGTGTCATGTCGAACGTCAGACCAATGATGCGAACCCGTCTGGCCGGGGTCCGTCGCCGGGTCATCGTGTTCCCCGCATTCATCTTCATGACGCGCAGGCCGACATCCACCGACACGGCGTATCCTTCCTGACTTGGGCACGGGTAATTGCTAGGGTAGGTGACAGCCATTTTCTATTCCCTCATTCCACGCATCTGGAAAATACCAGAATGGTATTCAATGCCTTCGATTGTAAACTCACCGGGGCCGGAAGACTTGACCGACATGACGGTGTATGACGCCCCCGACAAGTGATCCCCATTATCCTTGGTACTGAAAGTCAGGACCGATCCACCCACCTGAATATTGGTGACCTGCCAGTCGGTGACATCAACCACTGTCCCCCCATTGGTCACTTGGGTGCTGAAGACCCACGACATCTTCCCGTTCGACGTGAGCCTGCCAGCGGCCTTTATTGCATTCGCCGGGGCGGGTGGGTCAACATTGACATATCGACGCCCGTTCTTCCCCCATTTGGCTGTAACGATGGATGACTTCCGGCCATGGATCAGATCGAACGATGTGCTGATCCGATCACCATAGCTGGGCAGGTATCCGTCCAGCCCAGTGGTAAACGAAATCGTCCGGCGCTGTCGCTTCAGGCGTTGCCAGTAATAGTTGGCAAATTCCTTGGCCAGACCATGGTCAGTGCAGCCGAACAGCTTGATCCGTTCCACCCTCTGATCGTTTTCGGTATATCCAGCCGTGGCTTCCTGAAGGGCGAACCGATACTGGTCACGGTATTCGACAATGACCCCCTTCGGATCATCGTCACGCATGAAGCTGTACCCAAGTTTCGGTGTCTGTTCTTTGACATCGAAGTCGGTAAAGAGATATTGCGGAAACGGCACCTCTTTGATCCTGACCAAGCCGATCTTGTTTCCTATCATTGTCGGAATAGCCGGGATGACCTGCGCAGTCACCTTCATCGCATCGGCAATTGTGCCTTCCATATCGAACACAGCATCGAAGGTGATGTTGTGTTTGTTCGCGATCTTGCGCGCTTCCATCAATGTGCCGTCGATGTCGATTTCAGACCGGGGCAGTCGGGCACCGTAGGATGCCGTGAGGATATCGAACAAGGCATCAGCCGGGTTCCGGGTCGGTCTGTGGATTTCCGTGGTGTTAATGTTGTAGAGAATGCGTTCCGCCTTGACCCTGATGCGACTGGTGGACTGCTGAGATACACCAGTGGCCCGCACGCGCACCGCCAGCAGGGTGCAGCCCTTGCTACCATGGTACAGCCCCGTACTGCGGTCGTTGCCCTTCTCATCCCGGCCAGACCATCTGCTTTTCAGCGATGTCCATGACATATTGTCCACGGGGTTGCCACCGTCTTCCCGAAAGTTGGGCGCGCGGGCAATTGCCACTTCCCACAAACCCCTGTCCGGCAATGCCCGACCTGTTGCGTCTAAATCACCAGCGCCGATAACAATGGTGCGACGGATTGGTGAGTTATCCATAATGGCCCAATTATACGACTTGCGCCAGATCGTACCATTCTCAGGCTGATCGTTCCTACGGATCATCACATCGAATGATACACCAATGGTGGCGATGGCCCCATTGCCCGCAATCGTGTACAGACCAGCCGGTGCGATAATGTCCAGTTGAATACGGTCACATTCGTGGTTGTCCCGCCACGCGCGATAGAAGTTGGTCTGATCCAGACCCCTCTCACCATACGACTTCAATTTAACACGGCGTCCAATCTTCCTGATGAAGCGCCATTGTGCGTAATCCTCACCAGTCTTGGCCTTGCGGTCAGTCCTGATCGGGTGGGACCGCACACGCATGAAGTTCTGGTTTCGGGTGACCGACTTGACGACATAACCATCCTGAAACCCGGTGACTGGATCGTGATATGGTGTTTCCTGCCATTCGAATACATCACCGACATATATCTCAGGCGGGTTCAGGTCTTTCTGTTCCCATTCCCAGACCTGATCACCACCATCATTGTACCATTTCATGTGCTTGCCGAACTTGAATCCGCCCGGATTATCCTGCACAAAATTCTCATTGAACAGCTTTAGAATATTCGGACCCTGATTGAAGTTTGGCCGATTTACAGCCCTGTGTCCGGTGTTGGTCACAGCATGTTGAGTGTTCCCCCGAGATACCCTGATATTCTTACAGTTCTTCAACCGCTGCATTACCGAAGCACCCGGATTGATGATGTCTACTGATCCGTTGAAGAACCGAACAGACAGATAATCTTCCCCGGAAATAACCGATTTGTCCGGATCGGGCTTGCTCAATTGTATGTTGGCGACGGCTGGGGATGTCAGCATGTTTTCCTGAAACCCGTCAAGGCGTGCGTTGTTCTTGACCCGACCATATATGCCCTTGTGGACGTTGGGTGGGATCAGGGTGTATTCCACATCGCCGCCCAGTTCCGCCTCATCAGCATCGGCCAGAAACACATTGCTGACGTCATACGATCCGACACCAAGCGCATACAGGCCGTAGAAATATTGCTCATTTCCGAAGTAGGATACGAACGGCTGTGCGGCCAGCGGCGGGGTGATGACGAATCGACCGTATCCGGTGGGTAGAACTGCCCCCAGCTTGGCTTCGTTGGTGATGTTGCCGACCGAATAAACGGTGGATGGTGTGGGCAGGTTCTTCTGTGCCGCCGGGTCATCCGGCCTGAACAGATAGCTGATGATCAACTGCACCGCCGTGGCGATCAGAAAGCTGATCAACTGCACCAGAAGGAATTCCCATTCCGGGGCGACATAGATGGTCAGTTCGTCGCCTTCACGAACAAGGTCGTCCGGCGGCGGGTTGTCATCTTGCCTGAAGACAGCCGTCGTCAGAGCATCGAATCCTGCGCTTGAGACAGCTTCTTCAATCGTGCTACCCGGCACAATATCGAAGATTTCTATGTCAGATTTGTCGGTTGGATCGCGATATGCGATCAGTCGCGCTTGGCCCATACCGCCCCCTTATTGTCCAGCATATACCGGTTTATGTCGTCAATCAAAACACCGGTGCGCGGCGTGGTGTGCAAGACATAACCACGACCAAGGTGTATCCCAACGTGCCGCCCGCTGGCCATAGGCTTCGACACTGCAATTTCACCATAGGTCAGTTGGTCAACCGGTATCCGCTTCCAGTCCCCGGACGCAGCCTGATCCTGAACAACCGCTTCAGTTGACTTGCGCCAGTTCACATCCGCCCAGTCGGGAAAATCTATCCCCATCCGCTTTCCAACTTCGATCACGACGCCCCAGCAATCGTATCCATCCGGGCCGCGCGCCCCACGCTGGTACGGTTTGGCCAGCAGATCATCCACATTGATAATCATCGTTCCAGCCCCGGAAAGGTCTTGGTGGTGAAGAACAGATTGGGGAATCTGGTGTTGAGGAAGTCGGCCCGGTCCGCAGACAGGATGATCGTGTTGGACTCCACAGATGCGTCCGTGATCTTCAGGCTCACCGATAAGCCGGGAACTTCAGATGTCGAATTGTACAGGCGATATATGAAGCCGATGCTGCGATCCGGCATCCCGTTGATCGCGTCGTTCAGTTGAATGACCATCCGCCGATCAACCGCACCAAACTGGACAGCAATTGCCGCTTGCAACTCACCGTTCTGTTCCGGCACTCCGACCTCAAAGGGTGCCGCAATGTGCCAAACCTTTGCGCCGCTTTCCAAGATGAACTGCTGGTCCTCACTGTTGTTTGTGAACCGCCAGTTTGTAGCCTGATATGGATAAATATCGTTGACGAACATTGGATGGGCGAACTGCACCGTTTCCATCGGCGCGCGACCGTCGGTTCGGCTGGCATACAGTTTGGTAAGGCTTTGTGCTAATTTCACGATCCCTGTCTCCGAAGGCTATAATTGCTTTCAAGCTGGCGGGCGATTGACCCACCGCTGCGAATTTGTCGGGTCACTTCACTCACGGCCTGTTCGACCGCGATGACGATGGCACCGTTCTG